GAAAAGAAGTGCCGGTGAAGGAAGCGGATCACTGCATGGATGCCATACGCTATGTGGTTATGGGCGCCTGGAGCAAGATCAAACATTGGCTACCTAAAGATGAAACGCCGGAAGAAATAGACATATGCGATATCAGCAGCAGGGAGGTGAGAGAAGAGGATGAATATCTTTAATTATTTCAGGAAAAAAGGAATCGATACGGTAGATGCTTCGTTCTACCGGAAGATCGATGAGTGGATCAGCTGGTACAATTCCAATGTCCGGCAGTTTACGTTCTACAAGGTGAATACCGGACGAGGTACAAGTAAACGATGCCGTAGGAAGAGCATGGGAATGGCAAAGAAACTGTCAGAGGATATTGCAGATCTGCTCTTCAATGAGAGAGTTATGATCACGCTGGAGGATGAAACGACACAGGAATTTGTGCAGAAGGTTCTGGATAACAATCACTTCCTGGTTATGGGAAATGACTACCAGGAACGGAAAGCGTATTCCGGGACCGTGGCATATATCCCTTATCTGTACAATGCGGTTGTGCAGGAAGATGGAACGATATCTGCAGGTGAGATTGGAATCAACTATGTGGATGCCAAGAACATTTATCCGGTCAGCTGGAATAATGGGGAGGTTACGGAGTGCATTTTTACGTTCGTGCATACAGTTCGTCAAAAGAAATACGTGCAGATTCAGTTTCACCAGATAGGATCAAAAGGGATGTATGTGATTGAAAACAGCGTCCTGGAATGCACAAAAGGCAGTGTGGAAGGTTGTGAACTGACAGAACAGGAATGGAAACAGCTGAAACCATTTGCAAATCTAGTAGCCAGAACAGAGACAGGATCCACAGAGCCGCAGTTTGTTATTGACAGGCTGAATATCACAAACAATGTGGGCGAATGTAATCCAATGGGAATTGCGATTTTTGCAAACGCCATAGATACCTTAAAAAAACTGGACACGGAGTTTGATTCCTACTGCAATGAGTTCGATCTGGGAAGAAAAAGAATCTTTGTCGCTCCGGAAATGCTGACGAATGAGGATGGATCCCCAACCTTTGATCCGGATGATGGCGTGTTCTATTCACTTCCGGAAGATTACGATAAGAGCCAGACCGGTCTGATCAAGGAAGTGGACATGAGCCTCCGGGTAGAACAGCACAGTAAGGCAATCAATGATGACCTGAATTATCTGTCTCTGAAATGCGGATTCGGTACGGAAAGATACCGGTTTGACGGAGCAGGAGCGAAGACAGCAACCGAGATCATTTCAGAGAACTCAGATATGTACCGTATGCTAAAGAAGCATGAGATAATCTTGGAAGATGTCCTAAAACGGTTGGTCAGAATCATTATCCGGCTCGGTATTGTGACAGGAAATACACTGGACCAGAACACAGATATTGTGATTGATTTCGATGATTCTATCATTGAGGATAAGGGCGCAGAGCGTCAGCAGGACCGTCAGGACGTCAGTATGGGCGTGATGCGGCATGAAGAGTACCGTGCAAAATGGTACGGTGAAACAGTGGAACAGGCAAAAAAGAATCTGCCAGAGCAGAATCAGGTGATGGAGTAGGATGCGGGATGATTACAAAGAAAAGATTGCCAGTAAGATTGCAGCGCTGTACATAAGCCTGGAAGAACGGATTCTGCAGGACATTGCCCGGCGGATCAAAAAGACCGGCGAGATCACCAGTACAGCAGACTGGCAGATCAATAGACTTCGGATTCTGGGATATTCTTCCGAGGATATCGAAAGAGAGATCAAGAAAACACTGGATGCGTCTTATCCGGAAATGTTTGAGCTGTACGATAAGGTAATTGACTGGGAATATGTTCGGAACAAGGACATTTACGAACAGATCAATGCTGAGTTTATCCCGTATGAAGAGAATAAGCAATTGCAGCAGATCACAGATGCGATCATCCAGCAGAGCTTGGCAGACCTTGAAAATGTAACCCAGTCCCTTGGATTTTATCTGGATTACAATGGAAGAAAGATTCTGACGCCACTATCGCAGGTTTATACAAATTATCTGGACAATGCCTGCTTTGACGTTGTGACTGGAGCATTTGACTATGGCAGTGTATTACGCCGGGTGGTTACGCAGCTGACAAACAGTGGGCTTCGGAAGATTGAGTATGGATCCGGATATGCAAGCCGGGTAGAAGTGGCTGCCAGAAGAGCTGTGATGACTGGTGTGGCGAATCTTACCGGAGAAATAGCAGGCTACAATGCCAAGAAGCTTGGAACAGAGTATTTCGAGGTTGAATGGCATGCCGGAGCACGACCTACGCATTCGGTATGGCAAGGACGTGTCTGGACAAAGGAGCAGCTGTATTCGGTCTGTGGACTTGGTACCGTGACCGGACTTCTGGGAGCTAACTGCTACCACACATACTATCCGTTCTTTCCGGGAATATCGGAACGCAACTGGTCGGATGACTGGCTCGAAGAACAGAACCGGAAGGAAAGCAAGCCAAAAGAGTTCCAGGGCAAAGAGTACACCCTGTATGAGGCAAAGCAGAGACAACGCCAAATGGAAACGGCAATGAGAGCGCAGCGAGAAAAGGTACAGATGCTTCAGGATGGCGGTGCTGATCGGCAGGAAGTTATGCTCCAAAAAGCCAAATATCAGGGACAGCTTAACGAATATGCAGCATTTTCTCGGAAAATGGGATTGAAAGAGGAAAGAGAGCGGATTTATATTGATGGACGAGGAAGAATTGCCACCAATAGTAAAACGCAGAATAAGCTATTTCCACCGGAGATGATCCAAAACGCTTCAAAAGATATCGCACAGTACAAGCGGTACAAAGAAGTTCTGGGAGATTCCGTTGGATCACTTGTAAAGTTCGGTCAGGTGAAATATAATGACAGTAAGAAGTGGGAGCTACTTCAGACCTACATGAAATCGGTTAAAGAAGGAATGATTTCCCCGATGTCAAGTTTTGAGAATTATGTTAAGCTTCATAAGGAAATTGAGAAGACGGTGGTTGGCATTAAGACATCAAATGGCGTAAGAATTACCGGTCAGAGTAAACATTTTCTGGAACGTGTAATCGGAACGATGGAAGATCCGAAGACGAAGAGATCTCGATCAGGGGTAACGATAGAGGAAATCATAAATGCACTGAGAAGCCCACTTGATTTGAAAAATCCAAAAGCTGATAGGAACGGAAGAATAAGCCAGAGATATATCGGTGAGAAAGCAACTGTTTCGATAAATCCGGAAAACGGGATGTTGATTCAATGTAATCCGACGGATAAGGATTTGGTAAGGAGACTGCACAATGCGTAAATTTGAACTGAGTCAAGAGCAAATAGATTTTTTAAAAAAAGAATATGCGGATAATCCGTTAGTGCAAAAAGTATTAACATCTGAAAACAACAGGAGATTTGAGATAGATGTAGATACAAAAATTGCTTTCATGGATTACATCGAAGATGAGTCTGTATACTGGATAGGAAAGGATTATGAGGCTACTCCGAAAACGTGTATGTTAGAGTCTATAAGAGACGATATATATTATCAAACGAACTAGGAGGTACGTTATGGATAATTTTAAAATCATTTATAAGATACTTTCAGCATTGGAAAAATCAATGGACTTGGAAGAATGCAACTTGGATAGCATTAGTCCGAAGGCGTTGAAAATATCCAATGAGCGTTGGAATAAATATATCGAGATGCTTTTAGATGCTGGTTACATCAAAGGGGTAACAATCCAGAAGTATGTAACCGGAGAGACAAACGTTGATGCGGAAGATATTCAGATTACTTTAAAAGGTCTTGAATATTTGAGCGAAAACAGTATTATGCAGAAGATGTATAAAGCGGCAAAAGGAATAACGGATTTGATTCCATAGTTTTTGCCACCAGTCGAAATGACCGGTGGTATTTTTGTACTCATTTTTAGGAGGTTCAAATGATAACGATCAAAATAACAGATCACAGCATCTGCATGAACGGTCATGCCTGCCAGAAGAGTCCGGATGGTATCGATCGTGCCTGTGCTGCGGTATCAGCATTGACCTGCAACCTGATCAATTCCCTGGAAGATCTGACAGGTGACAGAATCCGTGCAGAAACAGCCAGTGGGATGACTGTGATCGAATGGGAAGATCTGTCAGATGGTGGGAAACTTCTGGTGGATTCATGGTTCCTGGGGATTGCAGTAATTGACCAGGAATACAATTGCATACAATTTGAGTAAATGAGCATCCAGTGAGGGTGCTTTTTATTATGTCCAAAACATGAAGACAGAAAAAGCTCTGGAAAAACACTCATATTTGGAGGTAAGCATGAGAAAAAGAATGTTTTTACAGCTCTTTGAAGACGGCGGCGGAGTTGGCTCTGGTGGACAGGGTGGAAACGCTGGAGCAGGTAACGGCAGCCAGGGAAATGCCGGTGGATCAGGAAATCAGGGCTCATACAGCTTTGCGCAGGCAGAAGAGATTGCCAATGCGAGAGCAGACAGAGCCGAAAAAGCGGCACTTCGTTCTTATTTTCAGCAGCAGGGAATGACAGAACAGCAGGTGAATCAGGCAATTGCCGATTATAAGGAACAGCAGAAAAAGAATCAGCCGAATGTGACACAGCTGCAGCAGGATCTGGAAAATTCCAGAAATGAAGTCCAGCAGATGAAGAACGAGAAATTTTTATCCGGAAAAGGTGTCAAGGCGGATGATCTGGACTATGTGACTTACAAGGTTTCCAAAATGGTAGATGATAAAACGACATTTGAAAAGGCAGCAGAGAAGTTCCTGAAGGAGAATCCGAGATTTGCCGGTGGCGGTTCTTACCGGATTGCAGATTCTTCAGCAGGTAATGCTTCCAATGGTGCTGGTGGAAACATGAACGCTTCCATCAATGACCGGATCAGAGCTGCCGCACGAAGATAATGGAGGTAGAGTAAATGCAGAATAAAAGAATGAATTTAAGATTGTTTGAAGATGATGTAAACATCATTGATCGTACTGGAGCGGAGACTCTGATTCCGACTCAGGAATCCAATGAGATCATTCAGGGAACGATCGCACAGTCAGCCGTCCTGTCAAGAGGTCGTAAACTGGCAAACATGACAAGCAGACAGTACAAAATGCCGGTACTGGATATGCTGCCGATTGCATATTTCGTAAACGGTGATACCGGACAGAAGAAAACTACAAAGCAGGCATGGGACAAGAAGTTCATCACTGCCGAAGAGATTGCAGTCATTGTTCCGATTCCGGAAGCAGTTCTGGATGATTCTGAGTATGACATCTGGGGAGAAGTAAAACCGAGAGTTACAGAAGCATTTGGGAAGGTCATCGACAGTGCAGTGCTGTTCGGTGAAAATAAACCGAACACATGGAGAGAAGATGTGGTTACAACCGCGACAAAAGCGGGAGCAGTCGTAACATTAGGAGCGACAGACAGTCTGTATGACAAGATCATGGCAGAGGACGGGGTGATCGCACATATTGAAGACTGCGGATACTTTGTAAACGGTCACATGGCAGACATTTCCATGAGAGCAAAACTCAGAGGCCTGAAGAACGCAAACGGGGATCCGCTGTTCAAACAGGATCTGCAGGGAACCACACAGTATGCGCTTGACGGATCTCCGATGAACTTCCCGAACAATGGAGCGTTTGATAAGTCAAAGGCGCTTATGATTTCCGGAGATTTCTCACAACTCGTATACTCTATCCGTCAGGACATCACGTTCAAACTCTTCTCAGAGGGTGTTGTACAGAACACAGACGGAACTATCGCATACAACCTGATGCAGAACGATATGGTCGCTCTTCGTGCAGTAATGCGTCTCGGATGGGAGATCCCGAATCCGATCAACGCTCTTAAGACGGACAAAAACAAGAGATGCCCGTTTGCAGTTCTGAAAGCAGGTGCAGTTCTGAAAACAGGTGAGTAAGGGAAGGTGATGATCCATGCAGATCACGTATGGATACTACGCAGATGAATATGGCGGTAACATCATCCCGGAACAGGACTTCAAGAAAGCTAAGAAACAGGCAGAGGCTTATATCCGGCATTTGACATACGCTAGAGGAGATATCTTCGTAGAAGAAAATGAAGCGGTGAATGATGCGGTCTGTGCTGTAGCGGAGGTATATTACAAATACAATGCACAGCAACAGGCCGGTACTTCGCCTGTTAAGTCGGAAAACAATGACGGGTACAGTGTAACCTACGTCACAGAACAAAGTGACGGAAAAACAGCGGAAGAGGTAGTGAAGAAGAAAGCATACGATGCAGCATATCCATATCTTCTCCCTACCGGGTGGCTGTCAAGGAAGGTGGCGATGCAATGTGATCACAAATGCAGATGTGACTGTTTATAACAGAATAAGTGGAGATGCATCCAATTATGATACCTGGCATAGAACCGTTCTTCACGGTGTCCACGTCCATGTGGACCATAAGACTGCAGTTACGGATAACGGACTGAAAAGTGCGGAGGTTTACAAAATTCGGATTCCTGCGGATATTCCGGAAGCAGAGAAGTATCTTCCGCCGGATCAGTTCGCCTGCTGTGGCGGTTATGGATACTGGACCATACAGAATGATGATCAGATTGTCCTGGGAGAGTGTCAGATTGAGATTGAAAGACCTGCAGATCTGAAAGCCGTGTTCCAGAAGCACTGCAAGGTGACAAGCTGGTCGGACAACCGGTTTGGTACGACTCCGCACTGGCGGATCGGAGGCGAGTAAGATGGCAGGAAAGAAAGAATTCCGGATCACAACTCCGAGAGGCAGCGTATTTACGGTGACTGGTAAGAATGGTTCTACCACGGCACGGCTGGAATGGGCTCCGGG